TTCAGGAAGAATCTACGTTTATCGATTTTTCTGACGAAGAGATCGATGAGATATCTCCTGTCACAGAGGATTCTGTTCAAGAAGAGTTTGATACACCTGACTTTCAACAAGGTGAAGAGGAACTATCTGAGGCAGAGGTCAGAGCACGAACTGCTCAGAACCGTATCAATCAAGCAGTAAAGCAAGCAAAAGACTATCAGCGCAGAGAGTTACAGGCGCTTCAGTATGCAAAAGAACTGCAAGCCAAGAACGAAGAACTAGCTTCGCAACTACAACAAACGCAAACGTCTACTGCAGAGCAAAGTCTCAAGATGCAAGAAACGTACAGTGATGAGTTTGCTACTCGTGTAGAAACTCAAGCTGAAGCTGCAAAGAGGCATCTAAAGACAGCGTATGAGTCTGGCGACCCAGAAGCTATGGCAGAGGCTCAGCAGTTGCTTGCAAAGGCAGAGGCTGATCGTAATGCACTAGCCCAGTATCAACGCGACCTTGAGCAGTACAAGATTGATTACGCTGCTTGGCTTGAACAGCAAGAGTCTGAACAAGATGTTGATGAAAGCTTTGGCGAGCTTCAAAGAGATCAAAGACTAGCCCGCCCATCTTATGGCGGTGGACAAAGCGAGGCTGAATATCAAGAGCCATCGCCAAAAGCTCAAGAGTGGGCTAACAACAACGAATGGTTTGGCAGAGATTCTATTATGACTAATGTGGCTTTTGCCATACATAACGATCTGATACAGAGCGGTATTGACTTAGAATCTGATGAATACTACGCTCAAATTGATGCTCGTATGAGGCAAGAACTGCCGCATAAATTTAGTGAGCAAACTAACGCGAGAGACAACCAACAAAACGTCCAAACCGTTGTCTCTGGATCGCGCACGACTGGAAGTGGACGCAATCAAAACTCTCGTAGATCAGTTGAACTAACGCCAACGGAGCAGCAACTAGCTAGGAAACTTGGAGTGCCGTTCAAAGAATACGCAAAACAGAAGATGAGGTTACAGAGCTCATGAGCGAAGAAACGACAACACCTGGTTCTAACAGAACGCCAAGGGGCGCTTCTTCACGGTCTACCAAGGCTGCAAGAAAACCATGGACTCCACCTCAAGTATTGGAAACTCCAGAGCCTCCTGAAGGTATGCACTATCGTTGGATTAGAACGCATGTGCGGGGTGAGTCGGACAAAACGAATGTACACATGAGACTGCGCGAAGGGTACGAACCTGTACATCCAAGCGAAGTTTCAGGCTATGACCTGCCGGTTATCGATGAAGGTAATCATGCAGGAACAGTCGGTGTCGGCGGATTGATGCTTGCCAAGATACCTACGGAGACAGTGGAAGAGCGAAATGCTTACTTCGCAAAGCAGACCGATCAACAGATGAATGCTGTGGATAACGACCTGATGCGCGAAGAACACCCTGCGATGCCAATCTCAAAAGAGAGAAAGACGCAGGTATCTTTTGGTAGAGGCAACAAGTCAACGTAGCCTCATTTTGATTGTGTTTAACTAGGAGATTCAAAAATGGCTAATCAAGATGCCGCTTTTGGAATGCGTCCAGTTCGGATGATAGGGGGCGGACCCTACACCGGCGGACAAAGCCGATATCGAATCGCCGCTAACTATGGCACTGCTATCTTCCAAGGAGATATGGTTGCCCAGGTTACTGGTGGTACGGTAGAGGTTCACGCTGACGGAGGCACTGTGCCTATCGTTGGTGTGTTCAACGGTTGCTCTTTTACTGACCCAACAACGGGTGAGCAGAAGTTCAGCAACTTCTACCCTGCAAGCACTAATGCTTCGGACATCATCGCTTTTGTTATCGATGATCCGAATGTTGTGTATGAAATCCAGGCTGACGATACGTTCCCAGTTGCTGACTTGTTCGGTAACTTCGATATCGTGTACACCAGTTCTGGCAGCACCGTTACAGGTATCTCTGGCGCTGAGCTAGACGTAACCACGGGTGCAACCACAGCTGGCTTGCCAATTAAGGCGATTGATATTTCTGCTGACCCAGAAAACTCAGATGTCGCCACGGCGAATACCAACGTTCTCGTTGTGATTCAAAACTCAATCTTCGGCCAGAAAGGCGCTGGCTTAGCATAGGAGGCTAACTAATGGCTATTTCAAGAGCACAATTAGCCAAAGAGCTAGAGCCTGGCCTCAACGCTTTATTTGGCATGGAGTACGCTCGTTATGAAAACGAGCACGCCGAGATCTTTGAAACCGAGGCTTCAGACCGAGCGTTTGAAGAAGAGGTGCTGATCGTAGGCTTTGGTAACGCTCGTGATAAATCTGAAGGGCAAGGCGTTGCATACGACCAAGCTTCTGAAGGTTTTACTGCGCGTTATACGCACGAAACGGTTGCTTTGGCGTTCGCGCTAACCGAGGAAAGTGTAGAAGATAATTTGTATGACCGCCTTGGTGCGCGTTATACGAAGGCTCTTGCACGAAGCATGGCACACACCAAGCAGGTGAAAGCTGCAAACGTATTGAACAATGCGTTCTCTAGCTCTTTCACTGGCGGTGATGGCAAGTCACTTGTGGCTACCGATCACCCCCTGGCTGGTGGTGGCACCTTCTCAAATCGTCCTTCTTCGTTCTCAGATCTGAACGAAACGTCGCTGGAAAATGCGCTGATCAGCATTTCTACTTTTGTGGATGATCGAAACATGATCTTGGCTCTGCAAGGAACCAAGCTGATTGTTCCGCCTCAACTGCAATTCGTAGCTGATCGTTTGCTAGAAACACCAGGGCGCGTCGAGACTGCGGATAACGACATCAACGCAATCAGGAACATGGGTCTGCTGCCTCAAGGTTACGCAGTCAACCATTTCTTGACTGACACCGATGCGTTCTTCGTATTGACTGACGTTCCAGATGGCTTCAAGCATTTTGAGCGCAGCCCGATTGCGACCTCTATGGAAGGTGATTTCAACACTGGTAACGTGCGCTACAAAGCCCGCGAGCGATATAGCTTCGGCTTTAGTAATCCACGCGCAGTGTTCGCATCACAAGGCGCATAACTGTTCCACATGGAACAGTGAGAAAGGGGCACTTGTTGCCCCTTTTCTTTTTGTGCTGTATAAACAATCTATCCCTGACAGGCGCATACCGTGCCTGACACTAGCCACGACAGGAGATAACAATGGCTAATACGACTTTTTCGGGTCCAGTCCGATCAGAGAATGGATTTAAGTCCATCAGCAAAGACGCAACTAGCGGTGCGATTACCGAGATCACAACTTACGGTGGCGCTCCAGTTAGCCTCTCAGACGGCAACGTAACCCTAACCAACGCAACTCACAGTGGAAGGATTCTTCTTGTTCCAGACGGTGGCCAAGATAATACTTATACGCTTCCTGCTCCTGTTGCTGGATCTGTTTTCAAGTTTGTATACGCTGGTGGCGCTGCTGATGCTACGGACGCGATTATTGTTACTCCCGGCAACACTAATTTTTATATTGGTGGTGTTACTTTCTTAGATACAGACGGCAACGAAGTTAGCTCAGTATTCTCTGATGGAAATTCCAACAGCAGCATACAGCTGAACGTTCCTGCTGGGTTTGAAATAACCATTATCGGCATAGATACAACTAACTATCAGATCTTTGGAAATGTAACGAGCACTACTGCGCCTGCTTTTGCTGACCAGTAATAGGAGAGCGAGATGGCTGATACAGTCACATCACAAACAATTCAGGATGACAATCGTAAAGCTGTTCTAAAGTTTACGAACATCAGTGATGGTACTGGCGAAAGCGCAGTAACCAAGATTGATGTCAGTGCTCTTCAGGCAAACAGCAAAGGTGACTCCTGCACAGAGGTGGCGATATCAAAGATCTGGTGGCAGTGTGTTGGCATGGGCGTTCAGCTTTTGAATGACGCAACCACAGACACTTTGATCATTGCCTTGTCTCCAGACTCAAACGGTATGCACGATTACACGCCGTTCTCTGGGATACCTAACAACGCAGGATCAGGTAAAACTGGAGACATTCAGTTCACCACGATTGGTGCAAGCAGTGGCGATACATACACCGTAATCCTTGAGGTTATAAAGAGTTATTAATGGCCACTTCTGGAAGCAGAGACTTTGAGCCAGACGTTGCGGAATATATTGAGGAAGCATTTGAAAGATGTGGCCTTGAGTTCCGCACTGGCTACGATGGCGTAACTGCAAGAAGATCTTTGAACCTCTTGTTTGCTGACTGGGCAAACAGAGGTTTGAATCAATGGACTGTTACTAATAGCGCAACTACGTTGACGTTAGGCGCAGAGTTCATTGATTTATCTGCAAGCACTATTGATGTTTTGGATGTGGTCATCAGAAGAACTGAAGGCTCAACAACCACAGATATCACTATGGAGCAGATAGGTCGATCTGAATATTACAACATTCCAAACAAGTCTACCCAAGCAAGACCAACTCAGTTCTTTCTTGATAAGCAGATAACGCCTCGCCTTTTCTTTTGGCCAGCCTCAGAAAATGCAACGGATCAATTGATCATCAATCGCCTTGTTCGCATCGAGGACGCTGATGCAAGCGTAAACACTGTGGATGTGCCTTTCAGGTTCTATCCTTGCTTGGCTGCCGGGTTGGCTTATTACGTCGCGCTGAAGAAGGCGCCTGACCGAGTTCAAATGCTAAAAGGTTTTTACGAAGAGGAGTTTGCTAGGGCCGCTGACCAAGATCAAAGCAGAGCTTCTTTGATGGTCGCTCCTAACATGAGATCTCGGATAGCGTAATGGCTTTTGCTTCTGGCAAGTATGCGATTGCCATATGTGATAGATGTGGCTTTCAATACAAGTATCTATCTCTAAAAAAAGAGTGGACTGGCTTTCGTGTTTGCCCTGAATGCTACGAACCGAAACACCCGCAGCTAGAACCTATCCATAATGTTACTGATCCAGAGGCGCTGCGCTTCCCCAGGCCTAATCTTTCACCAGATGTTGTTGCTGGAGCAGGCGTAGTGAGAACAATTGATGACAATAAAGTCATGTCTACTACAGGTGATCCGATAGGTTCTGAGTTTAGTATAGATGGAGCAACAGGGTCCGTTGGCACGGTAACGGTGGTGATAACATGAGCTTTACATTAGCTACACTGAAATCTGCGGTTCAAGACTATTGCGAAACATCAGAGTCTACGTTTGTTGCAGAGCTTGATACGTTTATCAAAGAAGCTGAAGAGCGCATACTAAAAAACGTTTCTCTTCCTGTGTTTCGCAAAAACGTAACAGGTAATGCAACAACTGGTTTTCAATACCTATCAACTCCTACAGACTTCTTAGCCTCTTATAGTTTGGCGCTGATTATCAACAGCGTTTATACATATCCTTTGCTGAAACATGTTTCTTTCATCAGAGATTACACGCCAAACGCATCAACAACTGGCGAAACAAAGTATTACGCTCTTTTTGATGACAACACGTTTATCTTGGCGCCTACGCCTGCATCTGATTATTCGTTTGAACTTCACTACAAATACAGACCAGCGTCCCTTACTGCAGGCTCAGATAGTGGCACCACCTGGCTTTCTACCAACGCCCCCGATGCTATGTTGTACGGAACACTTGTAGAGGCAGCGACATTTCTCAAGATTCCTGAAGAGATTGGTCAATACGAACAAAGGTTCAATCTAGCCTTGGCTGCGCTGAAGAAGTTAGGCGAAGGTTACGGCTCTAGGGACGAGTACAGATACGATATAGCGAGCACCTAACGTTGTCTTTTTTTGAAGCGTCTAAACTTGAAGTCGGCAGTGTAGTGGTTGAAACAACTGTTGATAAGGGGCACAGCCCAGAGTTTTGGGCGAAAGCTGCTTCAGATAGAATTGTAAGCGTTGGTGGCAACTGTCATCCTTTGATTGCCGATCAAGCAGAAGCCTTCAAAAGGTCTGTTGAGGCAACGGTAGAGTTTTATATAAAAGAAGCGATAAAGAGTGATAGAACAACCTTGATCGCAGAGCTTGAAAAGCAAGGCCATAAAGATATGGCAGATATAATTAGGAGTCTCTAATGTCCATCACCACTGCAATGTGCACATCTTTCAAAAAAGAACTTATGGAGGCAGTGCATAACTTCAAGAATTCTGGTGGCAGCACTTTTAATCTTGCGCTGTACACAAGCTCAGCTTCCCTTGATGCAAGCACCACGGCGTACACTACATCTAACGAAGTGTCAGGGACTGGATATACTGCAAAAGGTTCTTCGCTAACTCGCGTTGACCCAAGCACTTCTGGAACGACTGCACTTACTGATTTTGCAGATCTAACTTTTAGCTCTAGCACCATCACTGCAAGAGGGGCGTTGATATTTAATGACAGCGCCTCTGGTGATCCTTCAGTTTGTGCCTTAGATTTTGGTGCAGATAAATCATCAAGTTCTGGCGATTTTACAATACAGTTTCCCGCAGCTGATGCATCGAATGCGATTATTCGTATTGCCTAAAGCATGGCAAATGTTACGGGTTGGGGCAGAGGCACTTGGGGTGAGGGCGCTTGGGGCGAAGAAGCGCCTATTGAAGTTAGTGGCGTATCTGCAACAGGTTCTGTTGGGTCAGTCACGGTCATCCTTAGCACAGATGCCGTTGTCACAGGCGTTTCTGGCACAGGGTCAATCGGGTCGGTCACAATCGTCCAAGGGGCGGGTGTCGATGTATCTGTCGCAGGCGTGGCAGGAACTGGATCTGTCGGAGCGGTTACTGTATCGGCAGATGCGAATGTTAGTGTATCTGGCGTTTCAGGCACTGGAGCGGCTGGTTCGGTTGCGATCACGGGCACAGCTAATGCATCAGTCACTGGCGTGCAGGGTGACGGAGAGATTGGATCTGCGTCAGTATCGGGAACAGCTAACGCAACTCCTGCGGGCGTTACGTCAACGGGTGCGATAGGATATTTCAACGTTTACGGTATTATAAACGACGGACAAGACCCAAACTGGACAGCAATCACGGACAGTCAAACACCAAGTTGGGCTTCTGTAACAGATAGTCAAACGCCAAGCTGGAGTGCTGTTAACGATAGTCAAACACCGAGTTGGACTGATGTAACAGACAGTCAAACTCCAAACTGGGAAGAGGTTGCTTGATGGTGCGCAAAGTTAAAAAAATAGTTAAAAGCTTAGAGAAAGCATCTAAGGCCCATAAAAAACAAGCAGCAGTCTTGAAGAAACATGTTGCTTCGATGAAGAAGCCAAAGCAAAAGACAAGAGGTCGGAGAAGATAGATGGCAACCTACGTTAATGATCTACGCCTAAAAGAGATTGCTACTGGTGATGAAGCGGGCACCTGGGGCACCAGCACGAATACAAACCTGGAATTAATTGCAGAGGCATTTAGTTTTGGTACGGAAGCTATTACGACGAATGCTGACACCCACACTACTACTATTGCCGATGGTTCTACTGATCCCGGCAGGTCAATCTATTTGCAATACACTGGCGCTCTTGATAGCGATTGCACCGTCACTATAGGGCCAAATACAGTCTCAAAACTGTGGTTTATAGAAAACGCAACGACAGATTCAGGTTCGTCTGGCCCGTATAACATCATTATCAAGCAAGGCTCTGGCGCTACGGTCACCGTGCCTAACGGTCAAGTTAAAGCTATTTATTCTGATGGCGCTGGCTCTGGCGGTAAGATGGTCGATGCGTTTACTAATCTGCATGTCAACGGCTTGACTAGCGAGGTAACTGGCAATGATGCGGCGCTCACGGTTATCTCAACAGATTCGGATGCAAGCGCCGGCCCTTTGATTGTTTTTCAGCGTGAATCCTCTTCTCCAGCAGATGATGATTTGATTGGTCGACTAAATTTTAACGCACGCAATGATGCTTCTGAGGACATCCTTTATGCTCAAATTAGATCGACGATCAAAGATGCAAGCGATGGCACAGAAGACGCAGACCTCATTATCGCAACGGTGGTGGATGGCTCAACCAGAAGTCGAGCAAAATTTAGCCCTACAGAAACTGTATTCAATGACGCAAGTATAGACCTCGACTTCCGAGTCGAAACAGATACCGATGCGAATGCTCTGTTTATCCAAGGAAGCAGCAACCGAGTGACGCTAGGTTTTAACGCGAATATAGCGGTAGGAGGAATTAATCCTCATTTGAGCGTTGTTGGAACCGATAATGGAGGCTCTGGTATTGGTGCTGTTCGATACTCCGCCGATACAGGCGGCTCTCGTTTCGTGTTGGGAAAAAGCCGAAACGGTTCCATTGCAACAGGGGGAGGAACAGTAGTTCAGTCTGGCGATACTATTGGGCTAGTACAGTTTGTTGCTGACGATGGCAGTGATGTGGCTAGTCGTGCAGCCCGTATACAGTCTGCCGTAGACGGCACCCCCGGTTCAAATGATACGCCCGGACGTTTGGAATTTCACACAACTTCTGATGGTGCCGCGACTGAAACGGAGCGGATGAGACTAACGGAGGAAGGCGATCTTTTAATAAACACCACCACGGATTACGGCGGTAAGGTAAATATTGCTACGGCAGATAACAATACGCAGTTAACTCTAGTATCTACCGATGCAGACGCATCAGTTGGTCCACGTTTTGATTTATTAAGAGATTCTTCAAGCCCCGCTGCTAACGATAATCTAGGGCAAATGCGTTTTTTGGGCGACGATTCTGGCGGAAATGAAACGTCTTACGCATTCTTTAATTGTCTTATTGGAGATCCTACAGACGGAGCAGAAGATGGAATTTTACGAATAGAAACCAGAGTTGGTGGCGCAAATAAAGAACGCATCACGATGGATTCTACAGAAACGGTAATTAATGATAACAGTGCAGACCTCGACTTCCGTATTGAAACCGATGGAGCAGCCAATAAGTTTTTTGTGGATGGTGGCAACAACGTAGTTGTAATAGGTAACAATGCCCCCGTAAGCGTCGTTGCAGTCGATTCAACCTTTCAAATACAAGGCAACAGCAATGCTAATGCTGGCATGTCAATTAGTCGTTACACGAATAACAATTCTGCGCCATATTTAAATTTTGCAAAATCTAGATCCACTAGCGTTGGGGATAATTTCACCATTGTTCAAGATGGCGATGCCCTTGGACGAGTTTCGTTTGTAGCTGCCGATGGTACTAACTTTGGTCATCAAGCAGCAAAAATCGTAGGATCTTTAGATGGAACTCCCGGTGAAAACGACGTACCGGGAAGGATCGAATTTTCCACTACTCCTGATGGTAGCAACTCAACCTCTGAGAGTATGAGAATCAATAGCTCTGGTGATCTGCTGATAAATACCACCACCGATTATGGCGCTAAGGTAAACATAGCTAGAAACGACAATAACGTACAGCTTGCCCTCGTCTGTACTGACGATGATAACGGGGATGGCCCGGTCATGGATTTTATTCGTGATTCAGCCTCTCCCTCGACGGCGGATGATATAGCGGTTATCAACTTCAAGGCAGATGACAGCGATGGGAATAGAGATATATATGCTCAAATCGCAGTATTTTCGCCAGGAGTTACTAGCGGTTCAGAGCAAGGTCGATTCGTTATAAACACTAATGATGGCTCAGCAGGTCTGCAAAATCGCATCGACTGTATTAACAATGAAACTGTCTTTAATAACGGCTCTGCTGACATCGACTTTCGCATTGAGTCCGACAACAAAAGTCATATGTTTTTCGTCGATGCCGCTAACGATAAAATCGGTGTAGGTACAAGCTCTCCCGGCTGCTCTAGTGGCGGCATACATTTGGTGCATGACGCATCAGAGGGAACGCCAAGTTTTACAGGCGGTGACGTAGGCATTTTTCAACGTAACTTCAATAGCGCACAAGGTGCAGGTGTTGCAATTATTGGCGGAACAGCGTCGGTTTCCGTTATCAAACTTGGCGATAAAGATGATGTCGATATAGGCAAGGTCAGTTATGACCATAGTGACGATTCGCTGCAATTTACGACAGGTGCGGCAGAGATTGGTCGTTTTACAACGGATGCATTATTAGTAGGAACTACAACACCCGTCACGAACTTTTCTAGCACAGCGCAATTTGTAGCCCATCAAGCTGGAGATGAGGTATGCGCTAAATTTATTTGTCACCAAGGCACAGTTACAAGTGCAGATCAGCCGATTATCGAAGTGTCTTTCCAAGACGATACTGGTTTGGGAAATGGCTCAAGGTTTATGATCTTTACTGACGAGAACAGCACGGTAGGTACAATCCAGTCGGCCTCAACAACCAGCTTAGAATTTGGCACGGGTTCAGATGAAAGGCTTAAAGAAAACATCGTAGATGCGCCTAGCCAGCTAGACAAAATACTTGATCTTGATGTTCGTCAGTTTGACTGGAAGAAGAGTGGCGAGACAGAGATAGGTTTTGTTGCTCAAGAAGTTAAGAAGGTGTTGCCAAATTGCGCTGGTGAAGGTGGCGATGATCCGAGCAAAAACCCTTGGACAATTTATAAAGCTGCATTTGTTCCGTATCTTGTGAGTGCGATTCAAGATCAACAAAAGCAAATAGAAGAGTTAAAATCAGAAATCGAAAAGCTGAAAGGAGGTAGCTAGTGGCTGCAATATTCACATGGGACATCCCGCAGGTGGACAGGCAAGTCTCCTCTGGGCTAATCACCAACATTCACTGGCGGCTTACAGCCGTCGAAACGATCAGTGGCACTGAGTATCGAGCAGAGTGCTATGGCACAAAAGGCGTGTCTGGCGATCCAAGCTCCTCAGACTTTATCGCCTACGACAAGGTCACGAAAGACAACGCGATTGCCTGGGTCAAAGCTGCGCTCGATGCTGATGAGGATGAAGACTCAGCCGCTGCCAAAGAAGCTGGACTTCAAGGTCAGATCAACAAAAAAGCAACACCCGTAGACGCATCAGGAGTACCGTGGTAATGGAAACGAAGCATATTCAACTTCACGATCTAGCTAACGTGCTGAATCTTATCGACGCAGCCGCCAAGAACGGCATGGTCACTGGCGAGGCTATGAGCCAGATGGGTGCGATGCGTGATCGCTTCATGGCGGAACTCAAAGAGCAAGCCCCCGCTCAAGACAATGTGGCTACACTCGATGAAGAGCCTGTTGTCTCTGGACAACTACAGTAGCGACTATGGATGTAGGTTCGGTATCCGAATCTGCTCAGATCAGTTGGAAGCAGGTTGCGGTTCAGAAGCAAGAGCGCCTGCGCACAGGTGCCGAGGGTGAGACTGTCCGAGAGATGGTCGAAACCGTTATGCCCGTACTTTATACGAAGGAGGGCAGTAAAGTAGAAACGCAGCCGTTAGCATCGACACAAAGAGTAAACGTGACGGTATGAGCGATAAAGGCGAGCAAGCATTGAACGAAGTCAACGCGCATGAACGTGAATGCGCCTTGCGTTATCAGCGTATCGAAGAGCGACTTGCAGAAGGCTCTGCTAAGTTCAAACATCTAGAACATCTTATCTACGGATTGTATGCGCTGATTGCAGCGGCTGCGTTGCCTCAGTTTTTTATGAGGTAAACCATGATTATCGAGTCTGTTGCAGCCGCCGGGATGCTCCTTCAGCAGATCAATTCGGTGATTCAAAATGTCAATGAAGGTAAAGCCAACGTGCAGCAAGCGATGGCTCTTGTGTCTGATTTCGGAGAAGCTCTTAACAACTTCGAGGTACAACGTAAAAGCTCGACGTTTAATGCGCTCTCAAAGAATGACATCCTCAAGCTACAAATGCTTCGTAGGAACCAGGAAAGATATCAAAAAGATCTGAGGGATTTGCTCCTGGTTGCAGACCCTAAACTGCTAGAGGACTACGACCAAGCAATTAGGCAGCAGGAACAAGACAGGAGGGCACACGCAAGGCTAATGGCAAAACGTAAGCGCGAAAAGCAAATCCTCATTCAACAACTTCTCGTTGGTGGTACGACTCTTATTATTGGAGGCGGCATCGCAGTTTTGATCTTTGTGTTGATCCTGAAAGCCTTCGGATGATCATGGCGTTTCTGCTTGTCATGCTGGTAGAAGGCGAGCAAGTTGCAGGTAAATTTCACTTTCGCAACATTCACAGGTGCAATCAGTTTGCTTATTGGCTGGAACAGGGAACGATCAAGCCGATAGAAGGCAGGCGCTTGAACAATCAAGAGAACATTACAGCCTATTGTATCCCTGTTAAAGTACCGCCAAACACACCATTTTATGACTGATATGGCAGCAAAGAAACTAGAGCCTGGGTCAGATTACAATCAGTATGATACCGATGGTGATGGTGTTGTTACTGATGACGAGCTAGAGACTAGCAAGGAACTGCAAGAACTAAAGATCAGCAACGAAAGAGCGCAGGCTCAGCGTAGCATGAGTTGGTTTGCTTTATGGGGCATGCTCTTGTATCCGTCGTTGGTAGTAGTAAGCAGTTGGGCTGGCCTGGTGCAGGCAGCAAGTATCCTGGGAGATATGGCCTCAGTCTACTTTGTTTCAGTCGCAGGTATATTGGCTGCGTTCTTCGGGGCGCAAGCATGGTCAAACAGAGGGAATGGTAGATGAGCATAGTTGCTTCATTAGTAGGGCCGGTAACGGGACTGCTAGATAAGTTCATAGAAGACAAAGACCAAAAGGCAAAGCTCGCTCATGAGATAGCAACCATGAGCGAAAAACATTCGCAAGAAGCGATGTTGGCTCAGTTAGAAATAAACAAAGCGGAAGCTGCTACAGGGTCGTTGTTTATCGGGGGGTGGCGTCCCTGTATAGGGTGGATATGTGCCTTCGGGCTGCTCTACAACACCATCATCGTAAACATATTAGGCATATGGGTAGCAGTACCAGAAGTGGATACGACGCTTCTGGTTCCTGTGATGATGGGTATGTTAGGGCTTGGTGCGATGCGTAGCTACGAGAAGGTCAATAAGGTAGCGCGAGAAAAATAATGAGTAAGCTAGTCGAAATGATCAAGCGCCATGAGGGTGTGAAGTCAAAGGTTTACCTGTGTAGTGCTGGCTACGAAACGATAGGCGTGGGCAGAAATATCTCAGAGTCTGGCCTTGGGTTGTCTGATGACGAGATAGATTATCTTCTTGAAAACGATATCAAACGAGTGACAGAGGAGCTACAAGACACTTACTTCTGGTTCGGTGGGCTTAACGAGGCTAGACGCGATGCGATGGTCGATATTTGTTTTAATCTTGGTCTTACCAAACTGCGTGGATTTGTTAACGCTTTAACTGCCATGAGCAGGGAACAGTTCGATGTTGCAGCTGATGAATTCATGGATAGCAAGTGGGCGAAACAAGTTGGCACGAGAGCGATTCGCGTAACCGAAATGATCCGCGACGGTGAGTATCAGTAATGCCTTTGCAGAAATACATATTCAACCCTGGAATCAACAAAGAGGGCACCGACTACACCGCAGAAGGTGGATGGTTTGATGGCAATCTTGTTCGATTCCGTAAAGGTTTGCCTGAAAAGATAGGTGGCTGGGTCAAATATGTTACTTCTTCTTTCAATGGCACAGGCAGAAAACTACTAGGCTGGACATCTTTAGCTGGCACAAAGCTTCTTGGTCTTGGCACTCGCACAAAGCTATACATTCAATTAGGTTCTAATTACAACGACATAACGCCAGTTAGGTCTACCACATCTGCAGGCGATGTAACTTTTGGAGCGACCAACGGATCAAGCTCTATCAATGTTACAGACACCGCGCATGGCGCAGCAAAGGGTGATTTTGTTACTTTTAGTGGCGCAGCATCTTTAGGCGGCAATGTCACCGCAGCAGTTCTGAATCAAGAATATGAGATTGATTCAATCACAAGCACTGATATCTATGTGATCACAGCAAAAGATACTTCTGGCGCAACTGTCACGGCCAACAGCAGTGATAGCGGCAACGGTGGTAGTTCTGTAGTAGGCGCATATCAAATTAACGTTGGCCTTGATGTGTTTGTAGATGGTACAGGATGGGGTTCTGGCACATGGGGTGCAGGAACATGGGGCTCATCAAGTTCTTTGAGCGCCTTGAATCAACTTCGCTTGTGGTCCATGGATAGCTTCGGTGAGGACTTGATAGCAAACGTGCGAGCAGGTGGTATCTACTATTGGGACACGAGCGCAAAAACATTAGGCACTGATCGAGCCGTAAACATATCTTCGTTATCTGGCGCAAACTTTACACCAACAGTTGCATTGCAAGTGCTTGTTTCTGATGTGGATCGACACGTTATTGCTCTTGGAGCAGACCCAATAAATGACACTGCAACTGCTAGAACAGGATCTTCTGACCCCCTTCTAGTTGCATTCTCTGACCAAGAAAATCCCGCAGAGTGGTTTCCAACTGCCACAAATACGGCAGGATCTCTTAGATGCTCCGCAGGCTCACAAATTATCGGTGGCTTGCGAGCCAGGCAAGAAACTCTGATATGGACTGATGTTGCTCTTTATAGCCTACAGTTTATTGGGGCGCCTCTTACGTTTGGCCTTAATCTGATCAACGAGGGCGTTAGCTTGATTGGTCCAAACGCCCCGGTGAACACACCTGCCGGTGTATTCTGGATGGACAAGAAAGGTTTTTACTCATATCAAGGTGCAGTTCAAGGGGTTCCCTGCAGCGTTAGATCTTATGTGTTTGACGATTTCAATGAAGGCCAAGCGTTTCAGGTGTTTGGTTTTCTAAACAAACAATTTGATGAGGTTGGTTGGTTTTATTGTTCTGGCACAAACACCGTAATTGATCGATATGTCACCTACAACTACGTCGAACAAACATGGGCCATAGGTAATCTATCAAGAACTGCTTGGCTTGATGAAGGGCTAGTTAGTTTTCCACGAGCAGCTGGATACGATGGCGATGCCAACTACATTTATTCACATGAAACGGGCCATGACAATGACGGTAGCCCCATGGATAACGTGTTTATCGAAAGCGCTGACTTTGATCTAGGCGATGGAGAACAGTTTCAATTCATACGCAGGTGCATACCAGACGTTAAGTTTACGGGCGACAGTGGTGCAACTCAGGCCATGAACTTTGTGATTAAAGCAAGAAACTTCCCTGGTGACTCTTTGACTACAGATCAGACTACCGCTTTTACAGCGAGTACAACAAAGATAGATACAAGGGCTCGCGGCAGGCAGGCTGTTGTTCGTTTTGAGTCTGATGATGATGGAGAAATAGGTGTTAGATTGGGCGTTGGATTTAGAATTGGCGGCACTCGTATAGATGTGCAGCCAAATGGCAGACGATGAGCAAAGTATTACAAGGTCGTTTGCCATTCGTAAACGCCAACAACCCTGTTGACGGGCAAACTTTTAACAGAACGGTCAGGCTTTTAGAACTAAGTCTTGATTCTCTTGACCCAGATTCAACACCTTTGTTTACTAGAAAACAAAGAGATGAGTTGAAGTTCAATAGAGGCGACTTGATCTGGAACACATCAGTAAACGTGTTGCAGGTGTATGATGGCGACAATTGGATTACTCTTTCTAAAGAGTTGCCATTTACGACTGACCCGCTTGAAGCGACTGCGATTGTCGGATCAGTTCAGGTGATTACTAACGGAAACATAGTAGTGAGTGTAGGTTCATGACAAAACTATGCCCTAGAGGTAAAGCAGCAGCTAAGCGCAAGTTCAAGGTATATCCATCAGCTTACGCAAATGCCTATGCCAGCAAGATCTGTGCAGGCAAGATCAAAGATCCGTCTGGCGTAAAAAGAAAAGACTTCAAAGGACCAAAGCCAAAAAGCAGTGGCACATCCTCTGCCGCGAAGAAGATTAGAAGCGTGAGGGGTGGGGGCTTTATAGCGAGAAGGGCTAGACTGATAGATCGATGAGAAGCAACCCCAGGATACCAAGGAAAAAAGGTCAGCCTGCCAAGAGCAGAAAACACAGCGACCTTTACACCGATGAGAATCCAAAAGGAACGATCACTGGTCTGAAGTTTGCGACCATAGCTGATGCCAAAGCAAGTGTCGCTAAGATAAGAAGATCTGGCCGCACTCACGCTCACAAGATACAGGCAGCGGTTGCCATGGAACAAAGAGCAAGGGTGGCAAAAAAGACTGGCGCAGCAAAAGTATATAGACAGTTTATTGACTCTCAGAAGAAGAAATGAGAAACAATCGTTTTATTGTCGTAGATGGCAAGAAATATAAGACCTCTCCTTTGCCAGAGGGGCCAAAGAAAGACAGTCTTATCAAAAATCTTATGAAAGCTAGGCGCGATGTAGGCAAGGCCTTGAGAGAGAAAGACAAAGATTTAGAAAGAAGAGCGCGAAACAGAGTACACAAATATAAGAAGCTGTTGAAAGAACGATGAGTCTAACAGAGTGGTTTGGCAAAGGCCCAAAGGGCGACTGGGTAGATATTGGAGCACCAAAAAAAGACGGTAAGTTCCAAGCCTGTGGCCGTGCCAAAGTAAAAGGATCAAAGCGCAAATACCCTAAGTGCGTGCCCAGGGCAAAAGCAAAACAGATGACTGAGGGTGAGCGTCGTAGCGCAGTGCGCCGAAAACGTGCCAAGCCACAAGGTGTAGGTGGTAAGCCCACCAATGTGAAAACCATAATTAAGAAAGCCAGTGGAGGCGAAGTTCGTCGCAACCATAGAGGCTGTGGTGCCGTCATGTCTGATCGTCGCAAGAAAACAAGGTATTCGTAATGTTTAAACGTTATGCCGAAGAGTTTTCAAACGGTGGCGCAGTGCGCAAACGAAAGCGCGACAAGATGCCGAAGCGTAACAAGAAGAACTTTCGCCCTACAAAAGAGGGCGCAGGCATGACAGAAGCTGGTGTAAAGGCCTATCGTAAGGCAAATCCTGGTAGTAAACTCCAGACAGCAGTGACGGAAGATAATCCCAAAGGGAAGCGTGCGAAGCGTAGAAAGTCGTTTTGTGCTCGATCTGCTGGGCAGATGAAGAAGTTTCCCAAAGCTGCAAAAGATCCAAACTCAAGGCTACGACAGGCTAGACGTAGGTGGAAGTGTTAAATGGTAAGTCGAGAACAGTTAAGCTCAGATTTAAGGGCAAGAACAAGGCAGGTTTTACAAAATCCTAACCTGTTTGCACAGTTTCCTCAAAGCCAGCTTCAACAACTAGATCCTAGATTTGCAGGGGCTACGAGCTTTCTTCCAACTGGAGTGCCAAATCCGTATGCGGGCGCTTTTCAACAACAACGTACTCCCGGTGCTCAGTATGTCAATTATGAAAGGGCTGCACCAAATATTGGAGGGCCACTTACTCAGCCTCAACCACCAGCTGGGTTTGTTCCAGAGGGCACACAGCCAGAGGTCATAAGGGTCTACCCAGACGGCAGCCCTGTGCCAGACACAATTGAAGAAGAAACTGATGAGTTTGATCCAAACGACCCAGATGATATTGAAAAAAGACAGAAAGAATTTTTAGATGAAATAAACAACGAAAGGATGGAAAGGGGTTTAGATCCTTTTGATACCTTTGAAGATTACATAAATGATCAAATAGGCCCAATCGGAATGTACGGAGGGGGAATCGCCTCCTTAAATCCCATGATGATGTCTGAAGGCGGCATCATGTCAACGCTAGGAAACATAGCGAGCGGCATAGGTTCTGGCATTAGAAGTGCGGCTCAAGGTATTGGTGGGTTTTTAGAAAAAGGTATGGAAAATTACCGTGCCAATCAAGCAAAAGCAGAAACAAAAAAAGATCTTCTGAAAAAAGATCCAAAGACAATGACTCGTGAAGAGTTAATTGAGCTTATAGAAATGCTTCAAGGCAAGTCTAGTTCTGGAATGGGCACAAAGCCAAAAGGTGACTCTGGTTTTCAGCCCAAATATGGCGGGTTTTCTGAGTTTTCTGAAGGCGGTAACGTTGACTTCCCCCGCATGAACGGCCCTATCTCTGGCCCAGGTACCGAAACATCTGATGATATACCTGCCATGCTTAGTGATGGCGAGTTTGTTGTTAACGCAAAAGCGGTCAGAGGTATTGGTCGCTTGAAAGGGGCTGGCAAGACCAAAGCTGAGCAGCGCAAAGAAGGTGCTCGCATGATGTATGCGTTACAACGCGCTGGCGAACAAGCCATGAGGAAAGCGTAATGTCAATTTTTGCAGCACTTCCATTCATAGCTGCGGGCGCTCAAGCGGTTGGCGCTGCAAAAGGCAGCAAGACCAAGACATACGATGAGTCTGTCCCGGTAGTTCAGCCAAGCATGCAGTTTACCTCTGCTGATCCAGCATCAGAGCTTGCTGCACGAAACTTGATGGATTTATATCTTAATCCTCAAACAGGGATGATAACTCAGCCCATCCCAATACCAGTTCGCCAGGTGGCTGGTCTTTCGCCACTAGAAGTTCAAGCACGCAACTTGAGTCAAGGCCTTGGTGGTTTTGGTCAACAACTTTCCGAAGCGCAAGACATGTTTCGGCAAGCTTCACAGGGTTTTGATCCAAGATCTGCAGGTATGTTTGCAGACCCTAGAGCTCGTCAATTGTATGAACAAAGTATCGGTGCTTATGACCCGCGCATGGGTTCGCAGTTTATGGATCAAGGCGCCAGAGCTATGCAAATGGGTGCTGCTGGCGGCATAGGTGATGCTGCAGGTGGCATCATGGATCAGGTTGGCGGTGCTCAGTCTGGCGCTATGGGAGCAACCAGACGCGCTAGAAGACAAGTTGGTCAAGCAGGCCAAGCACTTGGTCGCGCTGGCAGAATGGGTATAGGTGCAGCAAGACAGGGCATTGATCGACTACGAGGAACAGGGAGGCAGTTTGATCCATCAAGCGTAAGCCGCTTCATGGACCCGTTCACTCAAAATGTTATCGATGCTCAGCAAGCGGAGATAGCCCGCCTTGGTGAAAAACAAAAACTAGCTGCTGGCGACCAAGCCATAGGAGCAGGCGCGTTTGGTGGCTCTCGTGCAGCAATAGCTCAAGCAGAGATAGATAGAAACACGTTAGAGCAACAAGCTAGAACTGGGGCAGAATTAAGATCACAAGGGTTTCAGCAGGCTCAACAAGCCGCACAACAGGCGTTTGAGCAAGCGCAGGCACGCAGGCAGCAAGCTGCTCAGCTTACAGGTCAGCTTGGCCAAGCAGGCGCTCAAACAGGTATAACTGCTGCTGGGAGAGCCGCTGATTTAGGCTTGAGCGCAGAACAACTAGCTCAGCGTGGCGCACTTGAAGGTGGGCAGCTTGGATTGTCTGGTCTGCAAGGTATCGGCTCTCTTTTAGGCCGACAAGCTGACATAGGTGCGGGCTTAGGTAGAGATTTTCAATCTGCTCAACAGCTTGGTTCTGGCATATTTGGCGACCAGATGGCTCGTATGCAAGGCGCTGCTGGAGGGATGGACAGACTAACTCGTGGAGCCATGGGTGATGCGTTAAGCGCATTTCAAGCCGGTCAACAAGGAATGCGAGCAGGCGCAGCAGGCATCGCAGGATTAGGCCAACAAGGCTTTGATATGTTGAGAAATCAGATTGGCACGTTGTCAGACCTTGGTGGAATTGGTAGAGGAATACAAGATCGAGCGTTTGGCGCTGAGTATCAAGCTGCAACACAACAAGCAGACGAGCCGTTCATGAGACTGCAAAGAGGATTCCAGGTGCTTGGGCAAGGTCAACCTTTCATGCCTACATTCTCTAGCGGCTTCCAAACAGGTCAACAAGGCATAGGCGCTTATCAAAAACCAAATGCATTTACTAGAGGTGCTGCTGCTCTTAGCTTCTTGACGCCGTTTACGAGTGGAGGATCGTGAGCAAAACCAAGCGTGAGAAAAAGATTAGTAAGGTGATGGGAGAGTTCAAAGAAGGAACTCTCAAGTCTGGCGGTTCGGGTAGAAAGGTAACAAATCCAAAGCAAGCGATAGCGATTGCGCTGTCAGAAGCAAACGCGATGAATCAAGGTGGCATGATGTATAACGAAATCATGAACAGGCCAATGTTCCAAACACCACAGATGCGTGAGGGTGGCGGCATCATGGCTGGCATTGCGCCTATTCGTGGGTATGCGGAAGGTGACCTCGTTGTTGGAGGTCGATCAAAAGCCGCTCAAGATGATGATGAAGATGAGATTGTTGCAACAGGCACCGAAGAAGAACTTGTCGATCAGTTATTTGGTCCAGGCGGTCTTTTATTTGATACAGATGCTCCAGTTCAAAGCACATTGATGGCTCTTACTGTGCCTCTTGGCGCTGGCCTGCTTGGTTTTACAGCTAGGGGTCTGATGGCCGCAAGAAGAATGTCTCAAGCTGCAAAAGCTGCAAAGACGGCAGATAAAGCTGATGATGCTCAAATGGTCCTGCCTGGAATACCTGCTGCCCCAGCAGCGGCTACGGGTGCAGCGGCTACAGGAACAGCGGCTGGCGCTGGAATCATGGGTGGCCGAATGGCCTCTGCCATCAGGCGCAATCCTAAAAAATCTGCCGCCGCAGGAATAACTGCATTAGGCCTTGGGACACCTGCGCTAATCGGTGAAGACGAAGAAGGCAAGCAAATCACTGAGCCTGGACCTGAAGAAACTGGAGGCGATGATGGTGGCGGGACAAAGGAAAGAACCTTTTTAGACATGTTCCGCGATACAGGTGAAAGGTTGCGTGAATTTTATTCTGATCCAGCGACTCAGTACGGACTTGCAGTAGCCGCTCAACCAACAGAGGGATTCGTGCCTCGTAACGCCTTGAGTGATTTCATCATCGGTAGAGAGCAATACAAGACTCTTGAGGCTGATAGAGAAGACGATACTGCGTTAATGCGTAATTACGAATTTTTAAGAGAAAACACTGATCTATCTCCAAAAGAGATAATTGATAGATTGTCTGGTGGAGAAACTCCTAGAGAGCAATTTATATCTCTCTTTCAGGTGGGACAAGCATCTGGTAGGACAAGCCCAGAAGATATTCTAAGATTCGCTACGTTGTCTGGTTATGAATTAACTGATGAGGACAAGAAGACTTTTGGTATAACTGATAAATCTCAGCAACCTTCTGCCGATCTTGACTAATGATAGTGGCAGTGCCCGATGGAAGCGGGAGAACAGTAAATGTTCGCACCAATGATCCAGAATATGCTGCACGCAGAGCTGCTGAATGGGCTGCTGAGAACCCACCAATTGAGCGTGGCGCACAGCTAGGCGAAGAAGACATATCTGCAACAGGAGATGTGCTTCGCGGAGTGGGTGCCGGTCTTGTCAGCGCAGCTGAGGGCATATCTACGTTACCCTTTGAACTTGCTGGATCTGAAGAAGATGCTCAGCAGATACGAGACTTCTTCGCTAAATATAAACCTGAGACATCAACTGAGCTTGGCAAAGCGGCAAGATTTATCGCTCAGTTTGCTGCTCCCGGCGGCGCAGCAGTTAAAGCAGCAAAAGCACTTACTGCTCCAGGAAAAATAGCCGCCACAGTTGCTGCAGACATAGCAGCGACTACGCCTGATGTTGAAACGCTTGGCGACTTTTTTGACGCTGGTCCTACCAAAAGAATAGACACCTCTGATTTAGACGGCGCTGAGCGGGCTGCAGCCAATCTCTCCAATCGTCTGCGTGTAGGTGCAGAAGGTGCAGCTATCGTCCTTGGTGTTCCCGCCATAGCTAAGCTTGGAGCTAAGTCTGTGGGCGCAGGCATTGAAGCCATAGGCAGAACTGACTTTGCCAAAGAGGCTGCAAGAGCCATTCGTGATCCAGAGACACCGTTTAGTTCAGTCGGTGTAAAGCCTGACCTTGAAGACCCTACGTTCATACAAAAAAACTTAGAACGTTTAGGAAAGGTGGGACGCAGGTTCTTAACTCAACAAGGTAGTTTGCCTGACAGGTTTACCAAACAGTACGACGAGATGCGTTTAACTCAAATATCTGCTCAAAACTCTGCTGCTAGGCAAGCTGTTGAAAAGATGGAAAACGCGCTGACCTTCGTCAACAAGAACGAAGGCTTGTTTAACGATCAGGACAAGTCACAAGTGCTTGATACGTTGAATGATTTTCTATTTGCAAACACCACTGGGATGAAACCGGGTGTAAAAAGAGAAGTGGTTCAACTCAACGCAGAGAAGAAGCTAAAAGAAATAGATCAAATCATCGCTCAGAACACGCCTAAAACTTTGTTCGGTAATAGAAAAGACCTAAGTTTGTTTGATGGCGCAAGTGATCTACGAGAGCAAATCGATGGATTAAGTGTTTCTATAAGGAAAATAGTAGAGGATGGTTTTCATGACGAAAAAGTAAAAAAGGCATTGGTTGATACTATAGGTAACAACAAGACTTTCTATGGCATGCGTCTTTATCGCGCACTGAAAGACGCAAACTATTCTCCTACAGCAGAGCAAGCTGATCTTGCCGTCAAAGAGTTAGTAAAATCCAGCGAAGGTTTAGATCAAGCATCTAAGTTAAATGAATCTGAAGCTAGAGAGCTTTTGAACAGCATGATTCAAGGTAACTTCAACAACGCTCAAATGAGACCTAAAGACGTTGCTGACATACCTACCTTAAAAGGTGTTTCTCAAGGCATGTTGAAAGACAGAAGGTTAGACAACCTTCCTGCTGTTAGAGATTTCTTGGGTGAATATACAGGCGCAAAAGATGTGATTGGCCGTGTTGAGCCTGGCTTGATAAGAACTAGAGATGTGGCAGAACAAGAGCTTGGTCTACGAACCAAGATGGTTGAAACAGTTGATGTCATGTCAAAACACATTGCCAAGGATGAATACTACAAAAACTTAATGCGTTACAACAACAAGCTCTCAGATGACGCAAAATTTATACTTGATACGATCCCACCAAACGCTCGCCTTGGCGAATATTCAAGAATAGGTGCAGAAGCAGGCAACCCTCTTGGCGAAATAACAGATGCTCAAAAAGCTAGATTTGGGCCTCTCGCGGGCAAGTATGTAAAGAATGAATACAAAGCTGCGCTAGAGGGCGGCGCTGATATATTTGATCTTTCCAAGGGCGGCATACCTCTTTACTCCACATTCCTTGGAGTCAAGGGTCTTTCGCAAATAGCTAAAACTGTTTACAGCCCAATCACACAGATCAGGAACGCAACAACCGCTGGCTTCTTTGCTCTTGCAAATGGCAACGTGGGTGGTGGAAAGTCGCTCGCTAACTCCGTTTCAACCATATTCAGCAATCTTAACCAGAGACTAACGGGCCCTGGTAAAGCAAACACCACGTTGGCTGAAAGACAAAAGTACTACAACGAACTCGTTGACCTAGGCGTAATCAATACCAACGCCAAGATTGGAGAGTTTGAGTCATTGCTCAATGATGCGGCAGAGGGAACTGGCCTTGGATCTGGTGTAGGGAAAAGACTGTTTAAAAGAACTCAAAGCTTACAAAACAGCTTTGCCGCAAAGCTCTACCAAGCTTCTGATGATGTGTGGAAAACATACAGCTACGAGATGGAACGTGGTCGTTTAAAAAACATAGTTGAAAGAAATCCAAATGTAGCGATTCCTGTCTCTGATCCCAGAAACTTCACAGAGTTTGGACCAGTCATAAGGCCATCTGAGCTAACGCCAAAACAACTTCAAGTCGCTATGAAGAGAGAAGCTGCTGAAATAGTTAAGGATACAGTTCCTAACTATGCTCGTGTTCCAGAAGCTATCAAGCGTTTGCGTCAATTACCCTTTGGTAACTTCGTTGCTTTCCCCGCTGAGATGATCAGAACAACAGGCAATATTCTTGGGCGCAGCATCAAAGAGCTTGGTAGCGAATCGCCAGAGCTTCGTGAGATAGGCATGAAGCGATTGACTGGAATCATATCGGTAAATGCGGCCATACCAGCATCTCTGGTCACAGCAGGAACGTTGTTGACTGGCGCTAATCAAGACCAGATTGATGCTTACAAACGCTCGATGGCTGCAGAGTGGGATAGAAACTCAACGCTCATACCTTTAGCCACTGATAAAAATGGCAAGGTCACTGACTTCTACAACTTCTCCTACACCAATCCTTATGATTATGTGGGGCGACCAGCTGCTGCGGTGTTCAACGCAGTGAACAATGGCATCACAAAAGAAGAGGAGCTCAGCAAGATAGCTTTGAATGCAGCGACTGAATCAACAGGTGAGTTCTTTTCACCGTTCATGAGTGAGTCGATCATCACAGAAAAGCTATTTGACTTGACCAGAAACAGAACCACCTTTAATCGTCCAATCTACAATGAGACTGACCCGCTAGGCATGAAGCTTGGTAAAAGTTTTGCTCACCTTGCAGACGGCATCACACCGGGCTTTCTTCCTGTTGATGTCACCACATCTGCAGACTCAATAGCACCGGGTTATCTAGACGTTAGGATGAGAGACTTACCAAAAGCAGTTGCCTCTGTCGTAACAGGAAACGAGAAGCTTGGCGTGAACAGGCAAGGTTATCGACTAGATCCAGCACAAGAATTTACAGAAGCTCTAACCGGGGTAAAAAGTATCAAGCCGCGAACTGAAAGAGTTTTGTATTATCGAGCCCTTGAAGCCGCGAGAAACGTGCGTGATGCCGCTGGCATTTTCAATCAAGTTGCGAAACAACGTGGAAATGTTGACGCTGAAACAACAACAAAAGCATTTATCACTGCAAACGAGCAGAGATTTAAGGCGTTGCGTGATTTAAATATGGCCATTGAAGATGCAAAGACTCTTGGTTTATCGACAGATGAAATCATCAGACCTTTAAGAGAAGCCAAAACACCAAACCTTGGCATGGTCATGTCAGGCAGATTCAACGCATTCTTTCCGAGTAAAGAGACTATATCGCTCGCTCTGAGAGGAAATGAAGATAAGCTCTCTAATCCACTAGATTTTGGTGCGCTTGGAGAACAATTCGGAAAGTTCCAGGGTGCTCCATTTAGACCACAGGCTGAAGCAGAAGCACAAGCCGCTAGAGCGGAGGCTTTGCAACCTGCACCACCACCACAGCCTGCGCCTCAAACAGCGCCTACACAGCCTAGCACATCGCCTACGCCACCATCTGCTCCTCAGGATCTCAGTTTGTTTCAAAGGGCGGTACAATTCTTACGCCAACAAGAAGAAGAGAAACTACTAGGCGGAAGCTAACGTGATTCCCAAACGAGCCCCGAAGAAGAGCAAGTACTTTGCAAAGAGAGTTGAATACGATGGGATCGTGTTTGACTCAAAGCTTGAGGCTGCTCGATACAAGATACTCAAGCGTCATGAGGAAGCTGGTGAGATCACTGATCTTGAGGTCCAGGTAGACTTCCCGTGCGTGATCACCGTTGAGGGTGAGGACAAAAAGATCTGCTCATACGTTGCGGACTTTCGATACAAGCGCGATGGCGAGGTGGTGGTAGAGGACACCAAGGGCATCATCACTCAAGTGTTCACGCTCAAGAAGAAGCTTGTCGAAGCCCTCTACCCTGGCCTCAAGATACTGATCGTCAAAGACCCACGAGAGTGGGCCTAAAACGGCATCTTGCGCTCGTCAACATTCTCAAGATAGCTGCCAGGAAACTCACGCCTCACGCTCTCGCCGGTCATCATTAAGCCCGCTTCAAAGTCTGCCTTAGATAGTTCACGCATCTCTACGCTGCTGTAGTGATACTCACCTGTCACTTCAGACGTTGAGTTGTAGAACTCCATGATCCCAACCTGATAAGCCACAGAATCCTCTGTGCTTTTGCCCGGCAGATGGTTTGCATTCACAAGCTCTGGTATCCACAGGTGGTCCTTGCAGCCCAGTTTCTGCTCTTCAAGAGGTATGGCTCTGTTGCTTCGTGAGCAGTACCAAACGGCACCGTTTGATTCAGTCAGTGGCTTCACGTTCTTGCAGTTCCTGCAGTTGACCGATTCAGGCAGGCGGCGACCAAAGTAGATGTTGCGATACAACTCCGACTCGTTCTTCATGCGCCAGTCTTTTTCTGACATGCGCGTGCTCTTGTCAGGTGCGTCACTGCAGATGATACGCTGCGCCTTGGCTTGCGCCTTTTCCCAAACCTGTGTATTGAAGTCGATGATCTCTGTGTACACACTGCTGTCGTTCTTGTTGACTACAACTACCATGCACTTGTTCAGGCCAAGCGCACCCATGTAAGCATGGATCTGCCATCGATAGGTTTCACTCCAGGCTTCGTAGCTTTCAAGCTTTACGAGCTCTTTGAACCGCTTGTCGTTGGCGCTCTTGACTTCCAGCAGCAAGATCACCTCTTCGCTAGGGGGTGGCAGAACGCCCTTGAGGAGGCCGTCACAAGAGCCTGCGAAGTGCCCGCCAAAGAACGATGCACGAAACTGGTTGCCGTCCTTGTCATGTGAGGCGATGGAGATAACATCGGTGTTACGAATGTTCTCGACCACCTGGTCCTCAATGCGGTTGCCTAGATCAAACAGCCGCAGCATCCTACCGCTGAAGCTTGCCGGTAAGCACCAGCGGAAGCCCATCCACAGTTTGTATTCATCGTCATCACCAATGCCGCTGAACCCAAGATGGCCACGAAAGCGGTTTTCTTTCTCCGCTAGTTGCTCATCGATCCGATCAAAAATGGACGCTAACGACATTCCAGTATCTTCCTTCTTTTCTTACAGTGATTTGTTTGATGTGGCTCATCACCTTTACATGTTTCACCAGATCAACAGCGTGATTAATGTTAGTTGGGCACGGGAAGCCGTTGGTTAGTGATCGCCACTTTTTCTCTGCCATCGTGCCAGCTTTACCTTTCATGCCGATCATGATTGGCATGTTTTGTGGCCAATAGTCGCCGGGACTTAAAAACATAACATTGAGATAGTCGTTGCCATTCTTCGATGTTTTTAACTCAGCTGAAACCCACTCTACGTTCTTGATGCGCTCATGCACCTGCACGGGATCTTGAAGCTCATCAGATAAAACAGAGCCGCTCGCAGCCATGCGTGTTGATGCCGCATCCTTGTCTTGCTCAAATAGCTTTGGCTGTTCGATAGGCGCTGGCTTCAAGGCACCGCACTCAATGCATGTGTCACGATCTGAATCGTTGACGCCCAAGCACGAGTCACATATCCATATCTTGGTTTCTTGTTCTTTCTCTTTGTCTTCTTTGCTTGGGATCGATGGACGAGCAGTGTCTATGCAGCCATGCCTATCCATGTTTTCGCCGTAGTCCAGAAGCATGCAGTCTTTCTTGTCACCCCAGGTGCGCATGCCTCGTCCACAAATCTGAACGTACAAGCCTAGCGACTTGGTGGGACGCAGCAGCGCGATACAGTCTGTGCGTGGCGCATCCCAACCCTCTGTCAGCACGGCAACGTTGCACAGCGCGTTGATCTGGCCGTCTTCAAAACGCTCCAAGATATCTTCGCGTTCTCTCTTTGGAGTCTCGCCGGTCACAACTGCAGCCTCTATGCCTGCTCGCCTGAGATACATGCACATCTTTTCTGCATGAGCCACCGTGATACAAAAGAACACTGTGCTCAGTCGGCCTTTGGTGTATGCCTTCTCTACCCAATCATCGATGATGGCCAGCATGGTTTGATCTTCCATGGCCAGCTTCTCGATGTCCGACTCGCGATAGTCGCCGCCCTTGAACTTGACCCGCGCAGTTGATGCATCGATCACAGCCTCATCGTTTACCTTGAAGGCCGACAGACGGCACAGGAAGCCCTGTTGGATCATTTCAGGTATGCCTATACGGTAGGCAACCCCTGAAAAGAAGTGCTCCTCAAGGCCGTATATGAAGCCCTGGCCCATACGATAGGGTGTAGCGGTCACACCCAGTATGCGCGGCGTCCTCCAGATAGATGATTCAAAGTGATCAAAGATCTTGCGATACCGGGTCTTGGGATCTGGCGCAACATGATGCGCCTCGTCCACGATGATATAGTCAAAGTCGCCAACGGTGTTGAGTCTAGTCGGCGTAGCCAAGGTATCTCGGCTGGCAATGACGATACGCCCATCGACTTCGTATTGATTCAAACCCGCAGCCAGGATGCCTGACGGCGCACATGGCCATACTTTCTTGAGTTTATCTTCTGCCTGGCTGACCAGTTCTTGCCGGTGAGCTAGGATCAGAATCCTGCAGTCTGGCTCCCGCTCAAAGATCTCCTTGATCAGTGTGGCGAAGACAACTGTCTTGCCAGCCCCTGTCGGTAGAACGATGAGCGGATGCGTGTCCTGGGTGTTGAACCAGTGGACCGCTGCATCAACGGCCTCGCGCTGATAGTACCTTAGTTCCATATGCGCTTTCTTCGTTCTTCCATGAGTTTTCGATAGGTATTGCGCCAATAGTTCTTGGCCCAGCTGTCTTCTGGTGACTTGTAGATGCATCGCAGCACGGCACGTTTACGTTCTGCGAACTTAGATGAGTCTTCTGTTGCTAGTGACATATCCTTTCTTCCTCCATAATTTCTGCCACATCGGCATAAGAACCATCATTGATGCTGTCCAAGACATTTGGCAATAGCTTGGTCATAAGGTCATGGTCGCCGTGGGCCATGTTCCAACCCAGCGAATAGACCATCATGACTTCAAACAGAATGCGTGGGTCTAGCTCTTCTTTGCTGACCTTCACCAAGTTTCTGATCAAGTCCATGGCGTACTCGTGATCCTCACTGCCGCCTTCCATTTCCATTTCAAAGTCATCTTTCATAACTTTCACTCTTGTTTGTTTGATTCGCTATGTCCTTTTGGGGGTCTCCACCCTATTGGCTCGCTTTTTTCGATTGGTTTTCTACAAATCCTTGGCTCGCTTACTCGACCTGGGCCGCTCTACTATAATGACGCGCTTTTGGTTCTTGGTTCTCTCTTCTGATATGGCTCGCTTACGACTTGAGGTTTTCTCTTTCAACTTGGCTCGCTCTTAGTCACTGGTTTTCTTTTACGCTGTGGCTCGCTTCGTAAAGACGGGTTGCTATGTCCTTCTGGCTCGCTTTTCGGCTCTGGTTTTCTCTATAACTCTGGCTCGCTCCACTTGGTTGGTTTTCTTGCTCTTATTGGCTCGCTTCATTTCGATGGTTTTCTACAAACTCCTGGCTCGCTTCGTAAGCCTGGTTTTCTTCGCGTCTATGGCTCGCTTTATCTAGGTGGTTTTCTAAATTCGAATGGCTCGCTCTCGACAAATGGTTTTCTCCCGCGCTCTGGCTCGCTTTTTTCGATTGGTTTTCTACAAATCCTTGGCTCGCTCCGGAGAGCTGATTTTCTCAAAATCTCTGGCTCGCTCGACTTCGCTGGTTGTCTTCGCTGAAATGGCTCGCTCTGTATTAATGGTTTTCTCACTGCGCTTGGCTCGCTTTCTGCCACTGGTTTTCTAAAATTACTTGGCTCGCTCTTGCACCTTGGGTTTCTTCATTCGTCTGGCTCGCTTACTGATCTTGGTTTTCTCAGACGGTATGGCTCAAGCAACCTTGTGATTGATCCCAAGCTTGCCTTTGGAATACTCATCCGCAACCGGCAGTCCCTCTAGCGTGCGCCATGCGGTGTACAAGTCCACAAGGAACCGCTTCACCGTGTAGCGTATCGCCATGTTGTTGAGGTGCCCCTTGGTCTTCTCAGCATGAGCAGGCATGTGGGTGATACGATGCTTGTAGTTGTCGTAGATCTCACGGTACTTACCGTTGGTCTTTACAAACGACGAGCCAAGCACGCCGATCAGCTTCGTTTTCATGAACGGATTGAACGAGATACCTTTCTTGGTCTGCTCTTTACCTTCAGCATCGATGTAAGTCTGATCAACCAAGTGCTCTTTGATCCTAGACCTGCCCTTGTCGCCAACCACATCAAGCCCGGCATACGCCCACAAAGAAGACGCATATTGCGCCTTGTGAATATCAAAGCCTGAGATGATCACCGCAGCCATGGTTGGGCCCACACCCTTCACATCCTCTAGGAATGCTTGATAGATGGGGAACTGCTTGACGCTGTAGGTAATCTGCTTGAGCGCATTCTCTTCAGCCTCGACCAGATCGAAGTACTGCTTGACCAAAGAGAACTCGCTGTACTCACTGATCAAACCATCTTCCTTGAACTTGCGAGGGTTCATGCCAGCAACACCATCGGTGATCTTTTTGTAGCTGACACGAAGGTTAGATAGCAGCATCTTTGCATCTGCATCCAAGGTTTCTTCAGGCTTGCCAGGCTCCTGCCCGATCTTGATCTTGAAGTTGGCAACGATGTTGTTGCCGATCCGAATGCGTGTCTTCTGCATGCTGTAGAAGCCGTTCACTGATGCCTTGAGCATCGCATTTTGTACTGATAGATCTTTCACCTTGTTCTCCTAAATCCTTACTTCAACTTTCTGCGTTTCAGTTCTAAATGCAAACTCAGATTCACACTGATTCGTGATCGTTTTGCACAACAACTCCAACGAACATTCGTGTTGATACAGAGCAATCTGTGCACTACTGCTCAGATCGTCAGCTACTTCATGCTCATGTATGTCATCCCCAACGTCCCTTTTGGCTCTACCAATCAGGTCTAGGATCTGAGCAACCTCCTCGTTTGTGAGGACGATTGTGTTAGGACGGCGCAGATGATTTTGCTCCTGCAACTCAACTATCCTGCTCTCCAGGCTTTCGATCTGTTGGCGCAGTTCTTGTTTTGTTTCGGTGTTCATAAGTATCCCTTTTGTAATGATAGTTAGTGTGGTGGTTGATGAGATTGGCGCCTTCTATTCCCCCCTCGAAAGGGTGGCGGGAGCGCACTTCATCTCATCTGTTCTTTAAAGCAGGCCAGTAGGAGCCTTGCTGGGAGCAGTCGGACGCCACCACTCACCCGACTGATATGCCCCGCCAAATTCATCACAACGATAGAAGAAAGGCAGCAGCGTAGACCGATGCAGCGATGCACACGCCCATGATGATGCCCTTCTTCGTATCGTCATCTATCTGCACTCGCTACGACCAGCTTGCCGTGTTCAGGCCAGGGGCAGGTTGTGCCGGTGCCTGTTGTGGCTGATCAGTCTGAGCGTGTGGTTGTGGCGCACCCGCGCCGTTCTTATAGGTGGCAATCTTGTTGCTATCTGCATACTGGCCCGTGCCTGCCTCCACCTTAATCGATGCAGTAAACTGCTTGCCCATCGCGGCTCGCAGCATCTCTGTGTTCAGAGTGTGCGATGCGTCCTGGCCAGTCGATCCGATGAAAGACTTCAGTCGGGACAGACCAACCTGCTGATTCAGCACGAAGTAATCCCATACCTTACGACCAGCATGCGTAGGACCGACAACGTTAAACTCGATCTTGATCATCTCGTTGCCAGCCTTTGACGTTGTCTCTTCGTACATCGCCGCAGCCAGTGTGTAATCCCCTTCAGGGAACGGTGTGTTGTCGGTGCCGCCAACTTGAATGTTGCTGACATCGATCCCTTGATCTAATAGACCCATAGTTTTGCCCCTCTCAAGCGGCTTCAGTGTTGGTGTTTGCAGCGAGTGCTGCGGTGTATGCTTCCATGAAAGCGTTCCATGAAAACTCGAGCTTGCTTGGCAAAGCCAAACGAGACTTAGCGTCATAAGCTGCAGCGAACTGCGTGAACAAACCACGGTTGCCGTAGCTGACACCTCTGGCCTTCTGGCCATCCTTGATCAACTGCGTTTCGTAGTTTGCAAACAAGTTGAAGTCTACCCAGTCCTTGATGAGTGAGTTGACCTTCTTGTTGCAGCGCATCTCCCAGCGGTCATACGGCTCCAGTTCAGGATCTTTGTATGCCTTGGAAGCAACGTGGCTTAGCAGAATGACGTTCATGCCTTTCTGTGTGTGCAGAACATTGAGCCCAGACAACAGATGCACCCAAGCGTTTTCTTCAGCAACGTAGAACGCGCCGTAGCCTGCTTTGGGATCAGCTGCTGATGACCAGCCGTTCTTCTCACAGACATACTCTTCGCCAAGCTTAGCTGCAGCGTCTGTGGTATCGAGCACAACAGTCTTATACGACTGCTCCTCATCCACCAAAGCCTTGATCTGCTGTAGCAACTCGCCCCAAGTGTTTGCCTGGGGGAAGCGTGGCACATCAATGAAAGACAGACCGTCTTCCGCCTGTATGAAGATAGGGTCTATGGCCCCTGCACCAAAGGTGCTTTTGCCGATGCCGTCAGTGCCCTGGATATTCATCCGCACTGGAGGTATCGGGCCACCCGAAGGCCGGGTGCTCGTGATTTGCTGAAGTAAAGACATTAGTCCTCCTTTAATTTATCAGCGTTGATTTTTTTGATTTTAGATTCACCTAGCTTGATCGAATGCGCAGCGTGCCATCGGCCAGCCTCACTAGGATGGTTGACCGCATAGTCCTTGAACTTACGCATATCGATTTTGTAGATGGTCTGCTGGGTAACAAAGGAGGGCCATTCGCTTGGGGGCATGCCCTCAAGGATTTCATCAACCATGGACTGATCCCAAATGTGAGTCCTTGGGATCTCGACGGTGTAAGGACCGTCCGTAGTTTCGCCGCCTTCGTTATGGATAGTCGCCAGTAGAGCACTGACTAACTTGGTATCGAGCAAATCTCGCTCAAGCTTTTTGATCAGCTTGTCTAGTTCTGCCTTTTTGTTTTTTGCGCCGACAATCTGCTGCGCCAAACAGTTAGCGTCCTGCATTTCCTTTTCCTTTTCTAACTCAACTCATCTCTCTACGAAACGGAGAATGACCTAGGCAAAAGAAAAGTGCAACACCTTTTGTAAAAAAAATTGTATTAAATAATATGGAGGGTTAATATCAGGCCTGGCAGAGGGGCTCCAGCCCTCGATACTACACGTTCCCGTCCGTGTGCCAAAAGGCGGGCTTCATAAGGAGAAGTAATGGAATATGTGATTCAAAAGGACTCCCCAGCCCCACCACACCCTACAAAAGGGTCAGGCAAATGGCAAAAGCTTTTGGCGAAAATGTCAGTGGGCGATGCGGTCACGGTGAAAAGCGAAGAGGAAGTCAGAGGAATCAGGACATCAGCCTACAGGCTGGGCATGAAGATCAGATCAAGGCGGATCAGTGAAGGACTCTATTGGATTCAACGGACACAGTAATGATGCCGTTCTTATCCTCCGACTCAGACGGGCCCATGTCACCCGAAGCAAAAGAAGAACTCCTGCACACCATGTGGGAGCACGGCATGCACATCATCCCATGCGGTTCGCCCAGCGAGGTGGTGCCACAATACTTCAGACAACGCCATCCGTTTGATACCGAAGAAGATCTCAAGGCCAAGTGGGCCAAAACACCAAGGGTCAAGTGGCAACACTATCAAAAGATACAGCCGTCCCAGGATGAGATAGCTCAATGGCACGCTCAGTATCCTGGTGCTAACTGGGCTGCAATCACCGGCATATCATTCGCCGTGGTCGATGCAGACTCAGACGATGCCGTGAACTGGATTGATGCAGGCGGCATTACGCGAACACCACTAACACAAACCTCGCCTAAAGGAGGGAAGCACTACTTCTATTCCATCGGTGGTGCCAACCCTCTGATCCGCAACAGCGTAGGCCAGAACAAACTGGATGTCCGGGGCGATGGTGGGTACATCATGGTTGCACCAAGTGTCGGCTATCACATGAAGTGTGATCAAGCATACGGTGTGTCTAGTCTGGATGACCTGCCACTGCTGGGCGAAGCCGATATCCAACAAGTGCATGTGTTCAACACCGGCAACAAAGTCGAAAGCATACGCGAGAAGCTGACAGAGGAGCCCAAAGAACAAGGCAGTCGCAACGACACACTAGCGCGCCTGGTCGGCAAGTGGGTCAAAGAAGGCTGGGGTATGCGAGAAGTGTTGATCAAGGCGCAGGATTGGAACCAGACATGTGTGCCGCCGATGGACCTGATCGAGGTCACTCGTACCACCATCAGTATCGTAAACGGCCACATCAAGCGCCACCCTGATGATGTCGATGCAGGCATCATGGCATGGCAAACATCGAAGTGGCAGACAGAGATCAACGAAGATCTCAAAGAGATACAGTCACAGGAAGACCCGCTCGATGAACTCAAGCGCGAGGGAGATGAAGAGGCACAATCAGGGCCGCTAGGACTACAGCCGTTTAGTGCAGACACATGGTCTGACATGACCGACGATGGTATCGAACAGTTCTGGGGCGATGCGTTTATCTTTCAAAAGAGTCGGGTGTTGCTGCTTGGTAAGCCAAAGATAGGTAAATCCAACTGGCTAGGCGCCTTCGCAGCTGGGGCAACCACTGGCACCGACTTCATGGGCGAAGAGTTCAGCAAACCATTGAAGGTGATGTGGTTCCAAGCGGAGATCATCGCAGAGTTTTTGAAGCGTAGGATCGACACCTACTACCGTCGCTTCGAGTTTGACCAAGATCTGATATCGATGGGGCACAACAACCTGATCATCAGTGGCAGGCTGCGCAAGAACCTGATGAAAGACCAAGACATACAAGCGTTTTCAGATGAGATAGCGTTTCACAAGCCCGACATCGTGCTGATCGATCCGATCATTAACTTCTTCGATGGCGAGGAGAACTCAAACACAGAGATACGCAAACTCTTGGATCGTGTTGACATGCTGATAGAGATGCACGGTATCAGCGTAATAATCGCTCACCATACAGGCAAAGAACGGGCAGATGATAAGTCATTCATGTCGGCACGAGGCGGCAGTGTGTTCGCTGGTTGGTTCGATAGTGGCGTGAAGCTCAGCGGCGAGAAGCCTGATGTCTCTGTCTTTTATGAAGCGCGCAACGCCCGTGAGCCCAAAGAACATCTAGCAAGTTTCGACTTCGATGATGGTGTGTGGAAGGTCAACGAGTTTACCCCGCGCAATGTGAAGTCGCCGCTTAGTGAAGAAGATGAGGTCAAAATAGCAGGCGTGGTGGTTGATGCGATGAGCAGCACCAAGTTTTACAAGCGCAAAGAACTTGAGATGTTGGCGAGAGAGGCTCTCAGTGATGCAGGATTAGCTAACGGTGAGAGAGCAGCAATGAAAGCTGTTTCCTATGTGCAAAAGTATAAGGGGGCAGTGGTCAAGACACATGCCGTCCCTGGCGCAGCCGTGTGGCACTATCTGGAATCAAATGAAATGACAAAGCCGTGGGAGTGATATGAGCAAGCTCACAGTAATTAGCTTGGGCGCAGGTGTACAGTCGAGCGTGATGGCATTGATGGCAGCGAAGGGTGAGATCACGCCCATGCCTGATTATGCGATCTTTGCAGACACACAATCAGAACCTGATCACATCTACGAATGGCTTGACTGGCTAGAAAGTCAGCTGCCGTTCCCTGTGCTGCGTGTGACGCGAGGCAGTCTGCTCGATGACATCATGAACCCAGAGGACCGTAGCGCATCACCGCCGTTCTTCACTGCATCACCAAGCGGGGTCGGCGAAGGCATACTCATGCGTCAGTGTACCCGCGACTACAAGATCACGCCGATCCAACGCAAGCTACGCGAACTGGCAGGATACAAACCGCGCCAGCGTATCCCGGCAGACACAGTCGAGCAGTGGATAGGTATCAGCACCGATGAGATACAGCGGATGAAAGACGCGCCAGAGAAATGGTGCAACAACCGATGGCCCTTGATTGAAAGGCATATGTCACGGTGGCATTGCCTGCGCTGGATGCGTGACAACGGATACAACGAACTGCCGCGCAAAAGCGCGTGCACATTCTGCCCCTACCATGACAACAAAACATGGCGTGAGATGAAGGCCAATGATCCCAAGTCATGGGAGCAAGCGGTTGCTGTGGACAAACACATACGCGATGACTTTCGTGGCACAACAAGCAAGATCTACATACACCGATCACTTGTGCCGCTTGATGAAGCAGACCTGGCTGACCCGGCAGCGGATCAGATTGTGATGGACTTTGGTGACGAGTGTGATGGGATGTGTGGAGTGTGAGCAAGATGGCTGTCACCCCCATCAACTTGGATGAGGCAAATGCTTTTGTGGCTGAGCATCATCGGCATCACAAGCCAGTGCCGGGCGCAAAGTTCTGTGTAGCTGTGTCAGAGGAAGATGTGGTGCGAGGCGTAGTTATAGTCGGCAGGCCTGTGGCCCGGCATCTTGATAATGGCTGGACGCTTGAGGTCAATCGGTGCTGCACAGACGGCACAAGAAACGCTTGCTCGATGCTTTACGCAACAGCGTGGAAAGCTGCGCGAGCTATGGGATACACAAGCCTGATTACCTACACGCTAGAGTCAGAGGGCGGTGCTAGTCTACGAGGCGCAGGATGGCGGTGTGTTGGCCAGACAAGCACTGCAAATCGAGGGTGGAATACACCTAGTCGGCCCAGGGTGGACACTCATCCGCTGCAACAGAAACTCAAATGGGAGGCATAAAAAAGCCCCGCAAGACGAACAAAAGGAATAAAGACGCCAAGCGGGGCTAACACTCTGTTAAGGAGACATCGTGTCGAGCGGAAGATACGGCAGAGAATGAAGAATGTAAAGGGCGGCGAGCAACGAATGGGAAATTCAATAAGGATTCGGATGCGCATGAAAGAAAAGAGCGAACAGATAGATCAAGAAGAACGCGAGCGGAAGATTGTCAGCCTCATGCAGCAAGGGTTTAGGCGAGCAGAGATCGCAAAGACACTAGGGCTCACATCAGATGAAGTCTACCAGGTCACTCGAATGTATCGCATAGAAACAACCAAAGGGTCAGGCGGCGGGGGCAAAGCGATACGGATCAAGGGACTGTTATGATGGAGTCCTGGCACATCGAATGCCTTGTCTGCGAGGCCCAATACTACACCGCCGACTACCCCAGAAAAGGGTGCAGAAACTGTGGTCGAGATGCCCTGCTGATCACGGATAATAGGTCGCCCAAGAAGATCACAAGGAATAAACTTACAAGTGAAAGTTAAAGTAGTTTCGAGGTTCGCGGAACAGTCGTTTTACCCAAAAAGCGTAGGTGCAACGGCCTTTTTTCAGATTGCACCTACCCCTGTGGATAAGTCTGTAAGTTGTTGATTTATATAGTAGGTGCAGGTAGGTGCATAGGTGCAGACTGCACCTACCTGCACCTATGCACCTACGGCTCGTAAGTTATTGATTTATAAGGGTAGGTGCATAGGTGCATAGGTGCACCTCTAAAGAGGGGGAGAGATATATAAAATATCTCCCCTTCGGGATAACCCGATCTCCCCTCTTTGAGGAAGGGGGAAGAAAAGAAAAAAATTTTTTTGTAGGATGGAAGACATGGCAAAGAATCAAGCTGTCGATATGTTGAATAATCCAAAGCGTAGTCTGCCAGAGCGGCACAAGGAGAAGCCGTTCACGAAGAAGCAGCAGGCGTTTATTCAGCACTATGTGTATCACGATCTGACAAACACAGAGGCTGCCCATCGAGCGGGTTACTCAAACCCACGGCAGATTGCGTATGTGCTTTTGAATGATCCCAGATACATGAACGTGCAGATGAAGATTCGCGAGCTCCAGGAAGCGCAGCAGAAGAAGTATGAGATCACGTTTGAGAAGGTTGCGCGTGACTTGCAGATGATCAGAGACAGGGCAGTTGAAGATGGCTCATATGGTGCAGCTGTTACAGCAGAGTTAGGTAGAGCAAAGCTTGCGGGCTTGATGATTGAAAAGAAGGAGATCAAGCTTGGTCGTATCGACCAAATGGATCGATCAGAAGTTGAAGCCAGGCTCAACGCATTGCTCGATAAGAACCAGTTAATCCCTGGCTTGCGGGCTGCAGTGGTAGATGACAGCGTGATGGATGTGGAGGATGTTGAGGAAGCAGAGTTCGAGGAGCCCGCAGCCGAGCCCCTCGATGGTGAAGATTATGATTTTGAAGATGAGGAAGCATGATGACGAACCAACGCAATTGGTGGTCTGAAACCTTTGCCTCTACGCATCAGCTGAGTGATCCGCTTTGGCTTACCAATCCGATTCACCGCACGAAAGGCCTTGCTTCGATGCGCTTGGCTACAGTACTTGGCTGATGCCTGCGTGCTTTTGAACTTCACACCACACCACAAGCAGGTGAACTCGCGTTCTTTTTTGTGCAAGTGCATGGTCGATGAGTTTTCTCTCATGCCCCCACGAGTTTCCTTCTCGTAGGGGTCTGTTGATGAGATTAGATCGTCCATGACTATGCGACCTCAGTAAGCGGAAGCTCAGTGGTGTTTACGTCCTTGATCTCATCTTCATGAATGCATCTGGTGCGTAACAACTCAGATAGATACTGGAACATGTTCCAGTAGTTTCCGTAGTTGATTGGGCATGGGACAACTAAGTCTTCTCTGCTGTCCACAAAACGAATTCTAAGATTTAACATCGACTTCTCTCCATCTCCAATACGGTTGCTCTGCAACTTCTGTGTTATCGATTACAACAATTTTGTATTCATTCATGATCACTTTGATTTCCTCCACGCTCTGGCCGTACAAGTACATCGATTTTTGAACATCGTCTTCATCGATGAACTCAACCCAATACCTGTACCACGTTGGGATTATCTCTGGTGCGCGCAAGATCATTATGGCTCCTCCCGATGAATCGACTTGCCAATGGTCTGAGGCAGTCGGGTTGTGCGTAAAGCAAACGCCTTGTTGCCAGACAATGTGATGCGCTCCGCTTGGGCACGGCTCATGGCCGTGACCTTCACTTCGTGCTTGATTACTTCAAGGTAGTTGATGGTGTACTCAGTCGGAACACCACGAGGGTCTTCGTAGCATTCGCTGTAGCACATCGGGCAGCAGTTACGCATGCCCGTGTCAGTGTTGATTGATGCAAGCATGTGATCAGCAGTCATGGTGCCGCACTCGTCGCAGGGGAAGAAGATGCCTTCACTCACGATGCTGTCCTCCAGTATTTGTAAGCTTCCGCCTCTGGGATCGTGTTGAGCCATACCCAATCTTTGACATTCTTTTCGTCGCTTTTTGTGGCGAAGTGATTCTTATACTTCTCCAAGATCTCATCGGTGGGCTTGTCTTTGCCAAGGTGCAAGATGTCATTGCTTTTTGGGTCATAGACTATGACTTTCTTTTTCATGGTCTTGCGCATCTCTTTGAGCGTCAGTTGTTCGTTGATCAGATCCGCGATCAGCCAGTCGATCAGTTCGTCCTTGAGTCGCTCATCATCTATCGCCCACTGCAGGTCCTCGCCTAACTCAATCTTCTTGAGCGTGTACTGCCTAGCTTCCTCACGAGCGATTGTCATGGCTTCTTCAAAGGCCTCTTTATCTTTTTTAATCCACAACTCTCTTCTTTCGGGTAAATAACTGAGGTTGTCCGAGAGTTCGCCACGATGGCCTAGTGATGAGTATTCGTTTGCTCCACCGCACCCACGGTTGGATACAGCGAACATGCGCTTGCCGTTGATGTAGACAGATGCTCGGAAGCAGTGTGTCTCTTCAGACATACTTGTGTTGAGGCTAAGGTTCTTGAGTTCCATGGCAGAGCGCGGTTCTATCGCTGCAAGCGTAGGGTCAAGGTCTTTGGGTTGGAACGGTCTCTTGTTGCGTGGCATATGCTTTCTCCTTTTGTTTGCTATGCGCGTTCGATATTAATGCTTTGGCGTTCACTGTCAATACAAAATTATAGGTATCGACAAAAATGTTCCAAAATGTGGGGATTTGTGGGGGTGGAGTCGCTCCCGCCCCCTCCCACAAGGGGTCTAGCGTTTGATTTGAGGGCTTTTTCCGCCCTCCTAGGGGTGGAGGCAGGCTTGCGGCCTTGCGGCCTTGTATGATCCCGTGCGTGCGCCTGAGAGCTTGCGGCCTTTTGTGATTTTTTTTTACGCATGCTTGCGGGCTTGCGGCCTTGATCGAATATATATACTTGCGGCTTGCGGCCTTAGTCGATCCGCGGATCACGGCGGCGGGTCCAGAGGGCTGGGGGATTACTCCCCCGCCTCGATGTCCGTGTATGTGTAGATGTCTCGGACCATGCAGTCGCCGTACTCGACGCCAGGTATCGGCTCGCCAGTGTTGAAGCCTACCGGCTTGGTCGGTTCTTCCAGGCTCGCATCGTCTATCAGGTGGTATGCTTCTTCCTCGCTATTGGCTTTCACCTCGTAGGTGTGAACCTCTTTGATTTCTACTGAAACGAAGTAGGTTTTCAAACTATTTCCTCCTTCCAGCAGTCAATCAGTTCTTTGATGGATGTTTCGACCTCGTCGCGTTGTTCCTCATCAAAGTAGTACTTGCCATTGCGTGCAAGGAAAGCTTTCATCACGGGGAGCTTCCACAATTGCTCGGCTTCTTTGTCGGTCATCTTGTGAGGGTGTTGGAGGTTGGAAAGACAGAACGATACCTTGACGATATCGCTCACTAGTTCGCGTTCTTCCTCGTTGTCCATATCGAACATTGACAGAATTAGTTCAGAGATAACCTTGTCCTCTGACTCGGTCACGTCAAGCTTGAAATTCTGCTCTCCGATTTCTTGCTCGTGGTTTGCGAAAGTAAAAATTGCTTCCGCATGTATGTAGTTTTTCCAGCATATAGCCATGGTCTTTGTCTCCTTAGTGGTATTTGTAGCTAATGTTTTTGATGCGCGGATTCCAGCATGCGCGGCACTCTTTGCATTCGTTGTTTTGTTTGTATGCGATGCACTCGCGCCCAAATGGTTTGCCGGTGTGGACCGTGCTTGTGTTTTGGTAGTGTTTGATAGGCGCTTGGTCGATTTTGGGTGACGATACGCGCACTATTAGATTCTTTGGAAAGCTTCCGTGCTTGCGCATGAATCGCGAAACCATCAGGTATTCTTTGGTGGGCAACCAGTGCTTGGTGTTAGGCGTGGCGAGTGCGATGCGCACAATGTCCGCAAGCATTTCATCACTTTGCAAATCGCCACTATCAAACCAACGAAAATACTCGTTGCCATTGATAGCGGTCACCATGGCATCGACCCAACCAGCGGTATAGATTGCGTCTAGCCGTTTGGCGTGGGCCTTTTCCACTACCGGCCAAACATATGCTCCCTTGAGTGCATAGCATCCATGGCAAACTGTGCCCTCTACTTTGGCGAGCTTGCCGCCGGTCTTGCATGCTTTGGCGCTTATGCCCCAGGATTTGCAAGGCATTTTGCTGGTTTGTGATAGCCCGCCTACAGCGGCGCGCGCTTCTGATACTTTCATATTGTGTCCCTTTTGTTGCCGACGTATTGCTTCGCCGGTCGCTATATTTTAACAAATTTTGCTAGGTGTTTGCACACTTTTTTGGTTGCTTGGTGTTTGCTTCGAGCCTACCTTGCGGCCTGCTAAGCTTGCGGCCTTGTGCGTTTTATATATGTTTTGCTCGCAATGCCTGCGGCCTCGCAGGCTTGCGGCCTTTGGCCATCTATATATATTTGCTTGCGACCTTGGGCGCCTGCGGCCTGCCTGATCCGGTCAGGTCGGTGCCAGGCCAATCGGATCCGCGCAAAAAAATGGGGGCCGCAGCCCCCGATTGGTTTGTTATCGAATAAGTTTTGAATTGATGGTGTTAGCCCACTGCGCTGCGTCATCACCACAGACTAGCCAAACAACATCTAGTCCTAAGTCCTCCGCAGTAGCATCAGCGGCTTCGTAATCACCGTGATCGCCTA